AATCATCACCGTCCACGTGCGCGACGTGCATTCGCGCCCATACGGGGCCGGTCTTGAATTGGTAGGTTAGTATCTGGTGCTTGTCTTGCCATGCGCGTCGAGGCGAAAGGCTTTGTTCTGTTTGTATCAGTTCGTTCATTTTGTTCGTTGGTTAGAATTTCTTAAGGATGAAAATAAGTCCGGCGATCAGCATGGTGGTTGATGTCAGGACTGCGGGGTGGAATGCGATATCATGCATAGGGGCTGGTGGTTGAGGTTGCCATGTTGTGATCCTCGTCGAGCCTGACTGCTGCGTTGAACTCAGAAAGCGCGTTGTAGAGCATGCGTGATTTGTATTCATGAGCATCCTCGCACTCTGGCTCCAGATGGAGACCGTTGTCGATAAGCTCCTCCTCACAGTCGAGCAGATCCTGCGCGGCCTGAGCGAGCTCTTTGATGATTTCTTGGTCGATAATCATGGGTCTATTCTGTGATGGAGATTTCCTTCTTCGATAGCTGAAGCGTGCCAGACTCGAATCGTGGCAACACCCAATCTAGAATGGCAGCAGTCGCGCCCTTCAGGGTTGTCTCTGAGTCTGACGCAAGCATGGTCAGACGGTCCTTGATCACAGGTGAAACCTCGATCACTGTCTTTGTTGGTTTTGGTTTGTCGTTCATGACGCCGACAAACTACGGGGGAGTTTCCCCGTTGGCAACTAAAAGTTTCCTAAAAAGAAACTATTTTTTAATGGTGTGACTCTGAGTGAGTTACGGGCGGCGAGACTTGCTCATCTTTGTGGTCGTGACTGACCGCAGCAAAGATTGATAGCAGTAAAGCCACCACTGCGATCATTAATGTGATCGAGATGATGGCGACGGAGAATGCTGAGAAGTAGATGGATCGCGAAAGCTCTTGGATTTCCTTTGTCATTTGAATGACAAATTTAACCCCGGTTGCGCATTTATACCAGCTATATCTTTCCGATTGCGCTTTTATACCAGTTGACTAATCCTGGCTAGTTGCTAGGCGAGCGGCGAGGGCAGTGATGCCATCGGAGATCGTGTCTAACTTTGGTGAGACTTCCTCGGCCAGTGAGACGCGCCCCTTCAACTCTCCCATCTCATCAGTCAGGCTGATCAGTTGAGCGTTGTTGGTCTCTAGTTTAACCTCCAGCTTGTCGCCGCGCTCCTTGGTCTCGCGATGATTAGAGTGGATAATTTTCCAGAAGAGACCAATGATTCCAGCCAGCACGGTCAGTGCCGAGATGAGGAGGGTGGTTTGGCTTTCGATTGTTGCGATAATGATAGGTGTGATCATTTGATGTATCGTTGAGATGTGATGAGGTTACCCTTGCGTCGCTCAGTCTCGTCGAGGAGAATGTAGTCGAACGAGCGAACACGTTGACCCCAGTCGTTGAGACTCATGGGGTTGTCGTATTCGTCGAGCAAGGAATAGAGGGATGATTTGAATCGCTTCCAGGTTGACTTGGGGATTGTCTGGCAACCAAGGGAGGATGTGGAGTTGTATCCGCCAGAGTGCAGGTTGATAGCATGGAAGCCACAGTCCAGCTTGCTGTCCCCGTCACGGTGAACTGTGAACGGCTCGCATTGACGGAACGCCTGAGCGCCTTTGTGTGTCCCCTTGCCGAAGCGGTGGATGCCCGTTTTGAGCATAGCCATCCCCTTTCGCTTGCTAGTCTTGTTGCGCCAGCCATTCGGATCAGTGTTAGCCTGATAACGCTCGACCCCATCAGGGTGGACGATGAAGATAGCATCATCATACAAGCGTCGATCATTCTTTCCCGGAGTCCCCATGGAGTCGAGATAGTATCCTCTTATCGCGACCAACGAGACGACCGTGGAATCCACGCCATTGACAGCGATAATCTCACGCAGCTCGTCCTCGTTAAGTCGCGGGGTTCTCATTATTTCTCAATAGTGATAGGGATGCTACCTCCACCGAACTGATCCGGCAGCGGCACGTTGAAAGTAGCAGAGAAGCCCTCGACCGATCCGCATGACGCGAGACCGAACGAGAGGATGCTGAGTGCGATCAGTCTCTTCATTAGCTCTGGGATCTTCCAGCTCCTGCATCTGCAACGCCCTGGCCAATGATGTATGCGGCAATGACAGTGTTGATAGCAGTGAGCTGATCAGGGGTTAAACCAAGGTGATCACCAATGGTTGTGATAACGGCGGCGAGCACAGCGGCCCATAGTTTTCTGGATTTCAGTTTTTCAATCATGATTTCTAAAAAGTCTCCCGAAGGTTGGTGATGATAGCCTTGGATACGATCCATCCCCCCGCGCCGGTATTAACGCCGTCATTCTCAGCCCATACCGACAAGGCGTGACGGTTGTCAAGAAGGACATTCTTCGGGCCATGAGTGGTTGCCCCTGTGACACCGTTGATATACCACTCAACCGAGTTAGCCCCCCGCGAGCGAAGACGCAGCGTGTTAATATCTGTCGATGAAACATTTACGCCCGTATTAGTCTCGACAAGGGTGGAGCCATCGTGCGCGACAACAAAGACGCTGCTGTTCACGACTTTGAATCCGAATCCAGAGGTGACAAGATCTGTGGGGCTTTGATGGCTGCTGTTGAAGTTTCCTAGCTGAGATTGGAATATCGTGTTTGCGTTGTTGGTGACGATCTTAAACTTGTATGCAAGCTCGATGTCGTTGTCCCAGCGCATATTCTCGTTGTCGAACTCCGCATATGGAGCCGCATTGTTATTCTGTAGATTCTTGCAGAAGACCCATGAAGTTGCGCTTGATCCCGTGGTCAGATACAACCCGGCCTGCTTGGACTCGGTGGTGTTAGCTGACCCTCCGCTATTAGTGAACACTGCCCAGTCTCCCGCTACCGTGCTGAGATCGCTGGAGTTGAGACGGATACGCATAAGATCCTCGTAGGTAAGTGGGCGCTCCTCCTTGATGAATGAGACATTATCACGGTGACTAATGAGCCATTGGTCTGCGCTCGAGGGATTGGCTGGGAGCGTAGTGTATGAGTTGTAATTCGGGATGCAGGACATCCAAACCTTCCACTTCAGATCGCCTTGACTGTCGTAAGTCGGCAGGAATGCGGAGCGATAGAATCCATAGCCATCTCCGTTGCCGGTCGGCTTCACCGCTGCCTTGGAGTGATCCGCAAACCAGCTCGTACCGTTGTCACTATAGGCATAGTAGCAAGGAACCCCCCCCACTCCGAAATCACCGCTGCGAGGCTGATCGTCGAAGAGCAATGCATGGTATCGACCCGCGACTTTCTTTACATTCGCATGCCAAATTTTAAAGTCAGCATGATCGTAGTTGTTAAAGGTCACCCGATCCTGCCACGTGAATGAGGTTCCATCGGCTGATGTCCAACGATCCAACCCGTCCCCTCGGCTGTCAGTGCCGAACATGGTGTAGGTTCCATCCTCCTCCTGAATGATTGAGGGTGAGCCGTTACCTGTGCGGGGAACGTCAACGGATGTGGTCACTGGTGTGGTGGCAACCTTACTCTTCTTGGTCCCCTCGGTGGTGATCTCCACCATGAAATTGCCTGCGTATCCTGTTCCACCAGTAGACTGAGCGATGATGAAATAGCACGCGAGGTTCCCATTGGGGAGCATGGTAAGGTGGGTATCCGCAGCCCATCCTCCAACCGTAGCGCCGAGCGTGGTCGAGGTGACTTCGGCATAGGATACCAAGGGGTCAGCAAGATCAGGATAGTCGGGATGCTTCACCCAATCGTATCCGTTCTGCGAGAATGCAATCTCGGGATTCTCCCGTGGGGCATTCGGGAATGGAGTGTATGCCATCACATACTTATAACCCAGGAAGCCATTGGGTGGCTCGATGACATCAGGGTGTGTGACGGAGGGATTATCGTCGAAAGTTGGCAGCTCGATCAGGGGGGTGTAACCACCGAACCTGCCAGAGTTAATGGTTGATTTTTGTGCAAAAGGCAAATCTTCAGGCGGTGCTAGATCCGCGCCAGCCTTGACCTCCAAAGGAAGGGGGACTGTGAATTCGGTTTGATCTGATCCGTAGTAGGTGAGATCCGCGAGGCCAGTGACAGTCTCCCCCTCGGAAGTGGCGAGCTTTGCGCTCCAAGCGGGAATGGGTGTGGGGTTGCTCACGTTGGTGTAACCTAGTGACAACCCGTGATCCTCATCCGTCTCCGCATCTGTTACGTCGCCGTTGATGATGTCGATAATGCTCCCGATGTAATAGCTTATATCCTGACCCGAGCCATTGGCATTGATGGCGTTGGGTTCACTGTATGGTCTCTCTGAGTGCTTTAGAGTGAGCGACCCCCCGCCGGGGAAGTTGATTGTCACATCTGATGTGATGTCGGGTTCTCCAGACTTCTTGCCAATCCGCACCACTGGGAAGGACCGAGTAGACAGATCCAGCAATGTGGCGCTGGAGAGGGCTTGTGCTGCAACGGCTGCATCCTCGCTGGCTGCTGCGTTGGTCTCGCTGATCCCTGCTGCGGTCTCGCTAGCTGCCGCCGCTACTGCCGATGCTGCCGCCTCGGTAGCTGCCTCACCCACGCCAAGGTGATCAAGCTCCTCCTCAGCGGTTCGGCTAACTAGATCCCCATTCTCATCCTGACCAACCGTGGAATTGGTGGAGCTTGGAAGAGTTAAACCCGCGCTGCCTGGTGGTAGCTGGACCGTGCGGCCCAGTTCCTCCTTTAGCTGTTGGGCCTGCATGACCCCGTAATCAAAGGCACTCTCCAAGCTTTCCTCGCGCAGTCTACCGCCCTCCACCAGATCAGTTTCCTGTGAGAAGGGGACCTCGCGGCGCAGCGTCACGGTCTGCTGGTCACTATATCCCACGCTGGTGGTGACCGATGCTCCAAACTCCTCCCCAACGTCAGTCACCGTGATGGCATCATTCGACAGCTCCCCGTCAATATACAGCTTGACATGTGAAGCTGATAACACCTTGAATGGGAAGGGGTAAGCAGTCACGGTGCTGCCATTCCCTTGATAGGAGGCGATTGGTGTAACGTCTGGAAGTGACATAGAATCTTTGGTATCTGGTTTTTAGTTGTAAGTGAAGGACAGAGGATTGCGACACCGATCAATTCATGAGTCTCTTGTATTCATCTGTAATGATGTCGTAGAAGGTGAATGCGCCGGGAGTCAGCTTGCCGATACCCCTGATTATGTTGTCCGCTGCTTTCTCAAAGTCTCCACCTCTCGATAGTTCCATCACCCCACCGAGTATCGGAATCTCCTTAGCCCATACCTTAGCCCCGGAGATGGCGCTAATCATTATATCAATCGCATCACCCGCAATGAACAAGCCATTCAGTGGCCCGAGGAGCATTGCTCTCAGGTAATTCTCTCCAGAGAAAGCATCCTCATCATCTGGACGTAGACCCATGCGCGTGACATCACTGACGAATTGGAAGGCGAGCGGGAGGAGCATGTGAGCAATGAAAGCCCTTCTCGCAAACTGAGTTTTCCCCTTCTTCTTTCCCGCGAGCATGTCCAAGCCGGACTCATACACGTTGGCGTAGTATTGACGGGGAGAGGTTTTATACATCGTGAAGAGTTTGAAGACCGACCCATCACCCTGGAAGGAGGATAGGTCTTTCAGCCCACCAGCCTGCTGTGAGCGATCCGACACCATCTCGGAGACGATCTCAGCTTTGCGCTTGGCATCTGCATCTGTCATGCCGTCACGCTTCGCTTGATCATACGCGTGCTCGCGAGCTATCCACCCCCCGATCATCACGGGAGCGATGTCACCTAGTTTGCCGGAGAGCATGCCAACCTGTAGAGCTTTCTTGAATTTATTCGCGCCAGCCTTGGATCTTAATCCATCGATCACATCACGCTCGTAACCCTTCTTGAATCGCGTCTGAACGTAATCAGTGTTCCACATGTCCAGCATGTTCTTGACTGGATGCTTCATGAACCGGGCGCTATACTTGGCGAAGTTCCCAATTCCCATATCAAACGCGTATGCTGGTAGAGAGGTCAACTGTTTCACCATGATAGACCACTTGAAGGATAGGGAGTTGTAGGTGTGCGCCGCTCTCAACTTATCCATCCACGCGATGTGTGTCGCCTTTCGGTTGCCTCCATCGGCGAACCACTGAATTCGCTCCTCAATGGTCTTGATTGCATCTGAACCCACATACCCTTTGATATTATCCCGTAGCGTTTGATCCGAGAAGACGGAGCGAAGTGTCTTCACTGTGTCCGCCCAAGATGTGTAGTGATTTGTCTGGAGGGTGTGAGATACGTAGATGCTGAGTGCTCCTGCCTCCTGATCCATCGGAGCTTTATTCGCTGTTCGAGTGATCGTGAAGTTTGGATCGACCGACATCGCCTGCCTACCCTCACTGTCGATGCTCATCTCCTTCGCTTCCTTCTGAGCGATACGCACAGCAGGTGAGTAAAAGTCCGTCTTCGGTAGGCTGTATCCATTCTGTACGCGGAATACCTCGTTAATCTTGTGGTAGTTCTCCTCGTATTTGATCGTGAGCCACTCGCGGAGCCTCTTTGATTCTGGCGAGAGGAATTCTTCCATGTCCTTCATGGTCTGCTCCGAGTATCCCTCATGCTCCATCGAACCCTTGAGACCCTCCTGCCTCCAGAGCATTGTCAGGTTGAGCGCCTGAGATTGCGATAGCGCCATGTTCTGCGCCTTACCCTGGTGCTGAGACTCATACTCCACCCGCGTGTTCGACTTGATCTTCTTGCCACTCTCTTGGATCTCAGCATATCGCGCCTGTATCGCTGCCCAGTCCGCTTCACTTATGCCGAGCGCCTCAATGGTGGCTTCCCCATTCAGGATGGACTGCACCTTGGAAGCTGGGAGTCTCTTGGTTGATGAACGACCATCCTTGCCATACTCCATCTTGGAGATATTGGTCTCATCGATCCGCTCCAGTTCAGCCATCACATCCTCAATGCCTGTCCCGATACTAAGTTGACCACCAACCTTAACGCCGAAAATCTCACCGATCATCTCACGATACTCCTCCTGAGTCTCCATGTTGGCGCGATCCTCCCGAGTTGTCGAGAGATGAACCATGGTTGAGAGCCGCTCATGCGTCTTACTCTTCATCGTCTCAGCATCCTTATTGCCGCGAGAGATATTATTCATCAACCACTCGAACGAGATGTTCTTCCGCTGGAAGTCGCTCATGCCCTCAAGCTCAATATGTTCCGCGCCCAGATACTTGAGGTTGATCTTCCTCTTACGGCGAGCATCCTTCAGCAGCTTAGCATCGGATTGATTGAGATCCCCTCGCCCACCAGTGACATCGTTATTAACAATCGAGATCGTCTCCTCAAGGAACTGATTGAACTGCTCATCTGACATGGCCTTCAGTAGCTTGCCCTGCCTGTGGATCGTGTTGAGGTTCTGGTAGAAGTCACCCAAGGCATTCGCCTTCATGCCGTCGATGTTGCCAAATACGGCCAGGTTATCCCGCTTCTCTGTGAGCTTCTGAATCTCAGCCTCATCCGTCTCGGTCTCAAGCTTGCCGTCAATCTTCAGGATCTTAGCCTCGACCTCCTCCCGCGTAAGCTTCGAGAGCTTCTCGATCTTCATTACGAGATCCGCGAACTTGAAATTTGAGTCCACCTTGGCTTGACCGCTTGACTTCTTCTTCGGGCGATTGGCTTTGAAGATCTTCTCGATCTGCTTGCGGTGCTTCCCTGAGATCCACTTGTCCACCTCGACATCCAGTTGCTCCAGCTTCTTCTCGAGGAATTCGAGTCGCTTCTGATCGCTGTTCAGTTTCCCGATCTGGACGAACCCGCCCATCTTCCCGCGCAATTCAGGCGGCAGGGTTTTAAGGACTGCATCATACATCACCAGCGAGCGACGAATGCGAGCTACTGGGTTGTAGTGCTTCTTCTGCTTGGCGACCTCCGCCTCCAGCCATTCATTAGCCTCGGTGCGAGCTTGCTTCGCGGTGTTGCGGATATTGCTCTTCGCCTCCTTATTCCTCTGGCGATTCTCCTGCACCTGCTGCCACTCTTGAGCGAGAGCATCATACAGTTCCGAGACAGTCCCTTCTTGCAGTATGACTTGCCCATCCTGCTGAAGCCCGGCGAGCGCCTGCGCTGCTACGTCTGGCATCGTGTCCCCGCCAAATACTGAGGGATGTAAACCCCCGGCATCATCGAAGTCTCCGTCCGTCTCCTGCATGCGACCTTCCGTGAGCGCCTTCTTTTTAGTTGTGAGCTTGTAACCTCCATCGATGAGAGCGGAGTGAACAGGCATATCTTTCACTGATACCGCGAGATCCGCGCCGAGAGTTCTCATCTCCGAATCCAGTTCCATCTCCAGCTCATCGTGTCGAGCAGCCTGTCTGAATGCCGCCTCCTTCTTGAGGGACTTCATCGAGCGAGCATCAGGGAGAGCTTCCTGCTCCACCGTGCCACCGAAGATCATCTTGGAGACATCACGCTTCAATGCGTCGATACGATCAACCAGTTGCTCGAAGACAACCGCCCGAGCCTCTGGAGCCCGAACCCTACGCATGACATTCTCAGAGAGATCCGAAAGCATACGAGCATCTCCGGGGGAGAAGGAGGGGCTTGAGGGGAAATACCCCTGCTCCTGCATGGAGTCGCCGGGCCACGTTACCTCCTTTGCCATGACAACCTTGCTAATGATCTTTGATTCTTGGGGATTTCCGCTGGAATCTACACCAAGGAATTCAGAATTATTCATCTCATCAGCTGCCGCCTTGGAGATGGTAACCCAGTCACCCGCATTGATCTGATCGGCAGACGCTGGAACCACTCGATAGATTGTTACCTTCGCCTCGGGATTGCCTCTCACTTTCTTGAAGATATTAAGCACCTCACTTTCGCCAGTCATTCCTGCTCCGTAATACTGAGCCGCATTCGGGCCGTAAATGTCTTCACCGAACATCTCCGTGAGATCGTTCAGGGTGGCATCATCGGGGGATGGTTGGTGCTGAATTCTGTAGGAGGTATCAGCTGGCGTGATGGAGAAGGATGGGCTGGCAGTGTCAACGACCTGCCCGTTTTCCTCGGTAATTGTGATGTCGGCATCGTTAAAGATGACGTAGTTGGATGTGCCTTCGCCGTTTGATCTACTGTCGCCGTCGAGGTAGCGGATGCCTTTGATGCCTGCTGCTGCTAGGGCTTCGGAGGCTTGCTTGTCCCCGCCTCTGAGAAGGAAGTCGCGGTAATACTCTGCCCCGTCCTTCCCTGAGAACTCGGCTGCTGCATCAATCGTCTCATACATCTTTTCCTCTTCCCTCTTCCATCTCTCGGAATTAAACCAACCCTCCTCCTTCGCCTTCCTGATTAGAGCAACCTCCGCATCGGGATTTCGCTCCACATAACCGACCACCTTTCTGACCAACTCACTCTGCTCACCCATCGGCTTGTCCCAGTCAAGAAGCTCGTCCTGCTCGACGTTGAGGTCTACGGTGTAGAGGGAGCCTTGATCGAAGGTGATGTCGCTCTCGCTCTGGATTGATTCGATAGTTTTGGCGAGTCTCTCATAATACGGAAGCCCTCCCTGCTCCTCTGTGTAAGGCTCGCCATTCCGCGCATCCTTCAATAAAACCTCGGAAAGCTTCCTTGCGCTCTCGATGCCGTTATGGAAAACGTGAGCTATCGCGTGACGCTCTGGACTGGTAAAGTCATCACTGGCATATTGCTCACCTTGGAAGGAGTAAACCCCCGCAGAATTCCAGTCAGTCAATCGGTTCTTATAATCACGCGCCACATCCTCGCTCTCTGCAAAGTAAAGCCCCCAGCCATACGCCTGTGCGCCCTCGCCTGTGCCAATGTTCTTCGTGCTGAACTTATCCACCTTGTGCGGTGTCCCGTGGTGTGCTGTGATAGAGAAGCTAGCAGGGCCAACGACTCCACCGTCCTTAGTGGGATATGTCTTGGTCTCAGCGTTAGGTGTTACTGTTGTGTTGCCAAGTGATAAGAGACCAGCCTTCCCTGTTGAGAATGGAGTATCTACCTGCTGATCCTCCACGGCTTGACGAGCTTCCTCCAACTTCTTGAGCTCTCCCTCGGAAAGAGATTTTTGTTCTGATTGCGCGACCCCAACCTCCAGCCTCTCGAGGAGAGTCTCAGCTTGTGCAGTTTTGCCCTCGCGCAATACCCTCTTGATTTGGTCGTGGGTGTAATAAACCCACCCCTTACTCGCATGCTCCAGCGCCTCTTGGAATTTAGCGTCACCCTCTTGCGTCACCTGCTGACCGTCCACCATCTGCGTAGGTATCGCCTCGCGCTCCTGCTCGAACACCTCCTGTGAGTTTGTCCCCACAAGCATATCAGTGAGTTGATCCACCTGTGCCTGATCGAGATTGCCGTCACGCACTGCCTTCCTGATAATGGTGGCGCGTCTAAGCTGCAGACCGAAGAAGTCACGCATGGAACCAAGGAACGACTTGAGTTGCGCCGCACCGGGAACCCGAGCCTGCACCATTGCTGACAGGCTGCGCTGAATGAGTCCACCCATCTTGGAGTTCTTGCCCTTGCGTGAAGTAAGCGCCAGAGACTCAGAGAGTTCCGCGACCGCTTCATCGAGAGCGACCTCCTGATCGTAATCACTCAACCCCTCGAAATTCTCCGGCAGGAACTTCTCGCCAACCTTGGCAATGAGATTGTCCAACTCCCGCATCGAAGAGATCTGGTCAGCCCGTGTCCAAGCGCCGGACTCCATGAGCTTGCGGCGTTTAGCGTGACCTCGTTCATGAATGAGCGTGAGGACGCTTGACCCATTGTGTATCTGCGTGACTGCTTCCTTTCGACCCATGTGACCTGCCGGGACATATACCCCCGCAATGTGCCCAGATTGCCCCTCTGACATCACTTCCTGTGCAACCGCGCCAGTTCCACCATCGCGCTGCTCAAGAAGCTCACGCTCCGTCTGGAGGCGCCTATCAGAGCCTGGCATTGCTGCCTCTGCATCCGCATCTGTAAATGTTCCTGTGCCCACCTCTACAGCCTCACCTGACTGCTCCACATCCAAAGATGCCGCCTCGAATGACGCGAGAAGCTGCTGGAAATACTGGCGATTCTCCTCCTCTTTCATCTGAAGCTGTTCGAATACCTCCTCGGTTGCCTCGTGTGCTGTATCCACCTCGGCGAGTGTGTCACCAGTCAACCTATCAAACACCTCGAAGGTGGGCTTATCAGGAGTCCGGCGAACGGATGGTGAGACACCGAAGGTCTCCGCGTCCTCATTGGTCTGAGTGCGCATCTTTTGCATCTCCTCCAACTCCATAACGCTCGCTTGCGCGGTCTCAGACCAGGGAGCCCGTGTCTTGACGGCATTCTGGAAAGCCTCCACCATCTCACGCGGATTCTTAGCCTCATCGAGCTTGGCGCTCGCCTCCTCTGTGATGCCGAAAGCTTTACGCTCCAATGGTGATGCGGTCTTCATCGCCTCAGCCCTGCTCTCCATCGACATGCCTCGACCAGCAACAATGGCACCCAACGGAGCCACTGCCACAAAGGTCGTGAGAGCCTTGTTGAAGTAGCCATCGAAGTGACCATCCTCGCCATTCTTCCACTCGATATCGGGAACAATAGGATTGAATTCCTTCAAGGAATTAGTGATATCCTGCACGAGATCGGTAGTCGCGTGCTGAGTAAGCTCCACCGTAGTCTCCGCAGCCCCAGCGACAAACATCTTCGTCCCGAAGCGGCCCAACTTATTCGCAAAGATATTATCGATCTTGCCGAAAACCTTCCCCATCCCAGGTATCCTACCAGTCAATCCATATGACTGGAACTTCTCCAGAAGCATATTGGGAACAGCAGACACCATCGACATACCGCCAGCGAGATGATACGCATCCTCCCGTGATCCGCCATTGGCTAGAATCTCACGTCGATACTTCTCACGATCAAATTCCTTCATCGTGCCGAATGACAGTGGCATACCCACATACGGAATGAATGCTATCGCACTCGTAGTCAAGGCTCCGGGCATCGCGTAGACCCCCTCCTCAATAGCTCGCAATGTTGTATCCTTTGCTGCGAGTCCACGCACTGGGTCCCAGTCCTGCTCATACGTATTCTGAAGTTCAAGCTGCCAATCGACCCCATCTCGCCAATCCCGGACCTCCTGCTCGTTTTCCTTGCGCTTCTCAATCGACCACTTCCTCGATCCCCAAGTGGCCCAGGGGGAATTTTCCGCCCATGGACCCACGAAGACATTGTGTGGAGCCACCTGCAGAACGTTTCTAAAATACTCCTCCGTTGCAAACGCTGTCCTGTCAAGAGCACCCATCACACCGCGCTTCGCGCTCGTCCCAAAGTTTGCGAGAAAGGAATTGCCTGCCTCACTAGGATATTCCGTCGCGAGATCACGCAAGCTTGCGATGAAGAGATCCTTCTCCTCATCCGAGTAGTCCTTTGTTCTCCTCCATGCAAGAGCGAGCCATTGATCCTCAGTGCCCATGTCATTGAAGGTTGTCCTGAGATCGTGAAGCATATCCACCCCGAACTTCTCCCGGATCGCATCCTGATTCTTCTGCCACCGATCGTTGATCTCCAGTCTATTAGCCTTTGTGAATTCGGCGTTCTCGTCACTCCACGCCCATTCCTTGAAATCCTTAAGGGCTTGTCCGCCTCCCGACATAGCTGAGAGTGTAGCTCTGCGGTCTAGATCATCCCAGAACGCTTGTTCCTTATCCTCACGCGCAAAATCACCCCTCATAGCCTCAAGGAATGCTGCATCATCCCCCGCGCCTGCACCATTGAATTTATGGTTCGCGATAGAATCCCTCAGTATGTCATGATCATTGGATGGTCGCTCGTGCTCCGGGAAGATCGAATCGATGTATCCAGACACCAGCACGCGATTCCGCACCTCTGTCGTCTGCTCAGGCTCGAATTTATCGAAGTCCAGAGTGTGCTTCTTAATGGTCTTGTAGTTATCATGACGGATCTTCAACCCCTCCTCCTGATACTTCTTCTCTGCCTCGATAGAGGGACGGAGGAGATCCTGCTCGAACGACTGCTCCTCAGCATAAGCCTCGGGAGTGAATGATGGAATCTGATCTGGTGGAGTGCTGCTGCTGAACCCTTCGTTGGAGGTAATTGTGGTTGCCATAGTTTATGCGTTAAGTTCTTTGAGTCTACGGACCCCGAGGAGTCTGTTTGCTGGGTACGAGCTAACCTGCACCCTGTTGCCTTGATTGCCACCGAGGACGCGCATTCTGCCATTTTTATCGTATCCCTGAAAAAATCCCACGTGACCCTGCCAAGATTTTTGTGACCCCCACCGAAACACCACAACGTCTCCCGGTTGCGCGGATCGCGGATGCACGGATCTACCGACATCCAGCCAGGACTGAGCATTCAGTCTGCCAGTGTGCTCTAGCCCAGCCTCCTCCGCCACACCATTAACGAAGGCGGAACACCATGCTGTTGAGTCTGAGTGATTATTCTTGTCGATCTGGTTGATCCATTTGCTGATCTGGGGATTGTTGCCAGATCCTGGAATCTCCTGAATACCAAGATAGCTCTGAGCGACACGTAGCGCGTCACCAGTTCCCACTGATGCTGTGGTCCGATCTCCCTGCTTCTGAAGCATCTTCGACTTGATGCTCTCCGTGGTAAATTCAACACCTAAGCTGTGAGCTTTCTGCTGGATCTCTTCAGGCGTTGCATCTGGATTACGATCAAGAAACTTCATGAACTTCTGACGAAGCTGACCTTTGATGCGCGTGTTCTCAACCTGCCGCTCACGCTCGGCACGCGCCGCCCTCCCTGCTGCCGTCGGATCAACCACCGTGGAAGATAGTGGTTTCTCGTGACGAATAGCGTCGAGCACTGCACGCTTACCTGCCGGGTAGTCATCATCCTGCTTCCACCCGGCACTCCAGTGTCGCTTCACCAACTCGCGAGGATCTTTCCCCTTTTTACTCCCCTCACCAAACCACTTCTTCGAAGCTGCCACGATCTCTTCCGCGTGATCCTCTTGGAATCCTGCGCGTAGCAGGTTTTCTGGATCGGATAGGAAGTCATCGTATAGATGGGCGCTGAGTGACATCTCAACCTGTGGAGCCGCCTCCGGTATAAGGGCGCTACTGCCCCCGAGTGATTCCTCGAATATTTTCATGGAGACATCCCTCTTCTCCTTAGACGCAGCCCATTGCCCTGATCGCTTCGCTTTGAGAACCCTGGTATATTCCGCCTTCTGATCGGGGTCCTTTATCTGCCTGATCATCCCCGAAATCTTCACGAAGTCATTATCCGTCTCGTCCGCATCCTCCGCAGAATACGACGCGATGAGATCCCCTACCTGTCCAAGCAGTGTTGGTTGGTAGACGCTACTGGTGCGGATACCCTCCGCGAGATACTCCTGACGCTTGATGTGCTCATCCCGCAGCGACTCCCGTGCTTTAGGACGCAAGTGGGGGGTCATCGCCTCTAGCTGGTCGATGCTCATCTCGTCACTGTAAATCAAATCAAGGACATTATCGGTCTCCTCGTATCCCTTATTTCGCCGAACCGTCTTAGCATGACTCTGAAGAGCGAGCCAATCGCCAGCCATGTCACCCTCCCAAGGCTCCTTATTCCTCTCAGCCCAGCCCATGGGATCTCCTGCAATCTCATTCATCGCATCCTCCTTCACCTGCTTCTTGGCCTGATCAACCTGACGCATGCCAACCTCCTCCAGTTGCACCTCGATCATCTCCTTAGTGAGGTAAACGCCCTCGGAGTCACGGATGAGTTGAGATGCACCGGCGAAGTCGTTGTCAGCTAAGCGGTTCTTAATCCGCTCGTTGTTGATCTGGCGACCATTGCGGACCTGCTGGAGGGAGGCATTAGTGGTGATCTTGTTGAGTCGAGTGGCTCCGGCATGATTGAGCCTCTCGGTGAGTTCGTTGCGGAACTTACCCGTGTAAGCATCATTACTAAGGATCTTGGCTTTCGCCTCCTCGAAGTGCTGCTTGGCAATCCCCGCATGCAACCTGGGATCTGGTGTCCGGGCTAGCTTGGCCTGCAATGCCCCCTCAGCCTCCGAGAATTGAAGCTCGGCTTGACCGGTCCACTGGCGCTTCTGCTCATCGTGCATCTGCTCCGCGAGCTTGCCAGTCTGAGCGATAGCCCCACCGAGATTACTGACAGCACGAGTCTGCGCTGAGTTGTCCTGCGCTCTCTGCTGTGGGATGCCCCCGCCAGCTTGTCCTTTTCCGATTGGTTGTGCCATGTTCTTGAGTTGTTAATATCCTACGACCTCCGCCTTACTTGCGTTCGATGCATCCGCGCCACCAAAGCCATAAGCTTTACCGTAAGTGTTCGCGACTGAATTGAATCCACTAAGCGCCGCCGCTGCTGTGTTAATTCCACGGGAACTCTTCGCTTGATCCGCTTGGAAGTCGTAAGAGAATGCCTGGTTCTGGTATCCCGCCTGCGCTCTCTGAGACCGGATCGAGTCATCCATGATGCGAAGCTCTAGATTCCCGACCTCCTCATTAAGGAAGTTTTCATCGCCACCCTCGATCAACCCATTCCCCTTCTCGAGTAGTTGCGCCCGACGCGCTCCGAGATACTTGCGATTCTGCTCCTGCTTGCGTAGGGCATTCTCCCGATCATCCAGTGACTTGATCTTCGCCGCCTTGCGGGTCTGTTCAGCATTGAACTCCGCCGCAGCCTGAGCGTCCTTGCTTTGCTGGTGAGCTGAGTATACTTGAACACCAGCCCCGACAACGGAGCCGATCACAGAGATTAAGGGAAGTGCTGCCATATCTTAAAGTGTTTTATAGATTGAAATGTTTGGTGTCATATCCACCTGAAACCCCAGCTTCTGGGACAGTGAAGCAACTCCGATGTGCGGGGTCATTCCGTATATGAGACTGTATCCGTGCTCCCTGAGTCGCTCACATAGGAACTCCTCCGCTAGCTTCGCGGCCTTGTATCGCTTCATTGCCCCGATCTCCGGGTTAGTCATGAGGTAGTCGATATACGCCCGGGGGATGTTGTTGCTCATGTCCGCGCAAACGAAACATAGGTATTCATCATCCTCTTTGACCAGCACTCCAAGCTTGGGAAGCAGTTCAGGATCAGGGAAGCGACCCTCGAACCAACTCTCGATCATAAGATACAGAGAGTGCGACTCATCTGTATCCTCGTAGGTGTATGTCTCGACTTCCATCATTTGCCTGCCATCTGGTATTCAAGGGTGATTGCTTGAACATTGAGGGGGAGGGGTGATCTCCCCTGTAGTTCGATAGAAGTATTTCTACTCCAGTCACCATTTACCGTGACTTTTGCGGAGTCTCCAGTCTGCAGGAGGGGAGCTTGGCTTGATTGAAAATTGGGGAAGGACAGCGTGCTCCAATCACCTTCATTGATGCGCATCTTGCAAGTCCCTGATTTCCAGAGTCTTACTATTGCGTTGGTGATCTTCTTTGTTGCGCCCATCGTTCCTTGGGATTCTAAGAACATGGGGATGACTGTATACTCATATGGCCTCCCAATGATAGCAATATCGGTGGGGTAGTCGAGAGACACAGAACCACCTGATACGGTCCTCTCGCCTATCTTAGCTCCATCACATAGGATCGCGACGCTCTCGCCTTCCAAGTGCTCGAGACCGCTCACGCTGGTCATGCCCGATCCCTCCACGCGTATACCATCATCGACGAACCACATCTCGGAGGTGTCATCGTTCTGAAGTCCACGATACTGACCCAGCTTGACATACTCGATATTGCGAACCGTAGAGCCATTGACGGATCTCTTGACGATGTAGCACACCTGATCCTCCTCGTCTGCTCGCGGATTGACTGAGATGGACTCGATCTCCCCGTCGGTCTTTCGACGATACCACGCAAAGATATTCTGATTCTTCTCGTAAAGCATGCTCGCAAGCTCACCGTCAGCCCGTACACCGTGCCATGTTGGGTAGCGTTGGCGCTGGTAAGCCGTCTGAGTGACCCCACCCTCTAGGATGTGATCGGCTAACATGGTCTCCGAGTTCGATGAGTAGTAATCTTCGATGCCCGTGATCTCCTGATTCCTCAGAGTTCTGCCCTCTGGTTGGAGGTATAGCACCGTACCATTGATGGCCTCTGCCCTCAACTTGCCTGATCCGTGGTTGGTGTCCCACCTTAGGTCATAGTTGTTGTATCCGAACGCCTCAGTCGTATTCTCCTGCACGATCACGCCTTCCGCTAGGTTTGTTCCCACTCGAAGCTCTCGAAGGCTCTCAAGCCATTGCACGTGCGGCGCTCCATTGCGATTCACACCAACCATGAAGCCGGAGTCAGCATCATTGCGCTCGCGATAGTTGAAGTAGTTACCCGGCTGAGACAGGAGGACATCATCACCACCCAAGCATCGCCGCTCCTTGTGGAAGCAGATTGCCCGTGGATAGCCTCGGCGCTTGCTGAAATATTGCTCGCGCCACTCAATCGTCGCCTCCCCGGTAAGGAAGGGTTCAATCACCTCAGCGGTCACCTCGGTCTCGCTAGTATAGCCCGTGATCTTGAGGAGACCCTTCACCGTGGGATCTGAAACCTCAATCGTCAATCTTGGCTGATTTGCCCCTAAGCTTGTCCCGGTGCTCTTATCCTCGAATCGCGAACGCAAGAAGATAGGCTCAGAGAGAGATAGTGTTACGCGTTCATTCCTTGATGCACCCTCGATCTCAAACTTCCTCCGAGTCTTCCAGGAGCTAGAATCACCAGGAGTCTTGGTCTCCTCCAGATAGACTGTCCAATTCGCAATACCACCAGTCTCGAATACCACATCCCCGAAGGCGTAGAAGGCAGCGCTGTGACCTGTAACATCGTTAGACTTAGCCATGTAAGCCTGTAGAACCTCCTCCCGATCATGGGAGATACTAATGATTTGATCAATACTGTTTGCGCTGAATAGGTCCGTGGAAGAAGTCAGTGTTGGGGTGTCACCAATCTGCAAGCCTCCCGCGTCCTCCCATTTCTCATCATCCAAATCCGTCTCGAACACCCCAGAAGTATGAGCAACAGCGCATCGATACGACTTACCATCCTCAAATGCGTAGTCATCCACCGCGTATGATGTCGAGGTAGCCCAAGGGTCCGCGTAGTCTGTCAACGTTAATGTGGTGTCCGTGGTGTTCACGGGAGCCAGCGCCGGGAAGTTAGGGGATACCGAGTAATCAATCGTCTGAAGCTCCCAGTCATCGTTAGCCGTCCTCACCAACATCCTCTCCTCGTAGTCAGGGTGGACGATCATCACGATGTCGTTGATCTGCTCAAATTGTAACTCGAAGAGATCCTCCTCCTGATATGGTGATGCCTCCTCATACGGGGTCGGCCCATCCATGACCGGAGCCTGGTTGAGGAAGAAGCGGAAGTATTCATGACCCACCTCGATCTCCATGAGGTCCTGATCCTTTGAGAAGCTGAAGGGGACTAGGCGGGATTTCCTGTCGGAATACTTAGTAGTGGTGATGTGCTCTGTGCCTGGCGCACTCAGGATCGTTCCGAATGGCATCGGCTGGAAGTTCTCCAGCTTCTGACAACCCTTGGAATACTTGGCGGTGTCAACGCGAGGGTCCATGAACTCAGTGAGTTCTCCACCGTTGAATGTGATTTGTGATGCTTTGGGCATGAGTGTTTAGGAGATGATCCAGTTCGTTCCGTCTGAGTATACCGGTATGAAGTTAGCGCCACCACCAGCCACAGTAGACCCTCTTGTGGTGGCGTTAGCGTCACTGACGAAACAGGTCATCCCAGCCTCTCCGGTTGGAAGTGTTGCAACGGTGAAGACCCCCTTCTTCACCGTGCCTGATGCGTCGAGGTCTGTCACCTCGATCGACCCAGAGCCAGCATTCACCGAGACAACCCCAGCAGATGATCTCCCGAGATATGTGTCAGCATTTGATGAGACAACTCCCGATGACCAACCGAAAGTTCCGCTGTTTTGCGTGTTAAACTTAGTGTTCGCGATGCGAAATCTCTCGACGCCAGCGGGTTTAATAGGCATGACTCCAGTCTGGGAGGCAAAGGAATCAGCCGTCACCGTGCCTGATGCTGAGACATCAACAGCGTAGACATCCGTTGCGATGGTGTCAGTTGTGGTGAGCGTGGCGAACGTGGGGGAATCTGTGGTATTGAGATCCTGATCGAAGCTGCTACCTCCACCTGCTGCATCGATTGCCGCTTGCTGTGCTGTGGAGACCGGCTTGTTGATGTCGCTCGTGTTGTCCACGTTATCCAGCCCGACATCATCCTTGGTCAATGCGTCGAGTGCTGCCTGCTGTGCTGTCGACACAGGCTTATCCTCGTCGCTTGTGTTGTCTACGTTACTGAGACCCACCTGAGCGGGAGCAGAGGGCTCATACAGGGAGTCCCATGCTTTGCCGTTGTATTTCCAGATGATGGAGCCAACCGTGTGGATGTCCCCTGTGTTAGGTGCTGATGGGAAGTTAAGTGCCATGATTCGTAGTGGTTTAAGGTGTGTCAGTTACCAAGTCAGAGGAGGAGAAGTTATACCCAACGAAGTGAGCATTCCCGATGAGATCCTGCACCGTAGTGACGCTAGACTCAATCTCGTAGTAGTGATCGGGTGCAGTGGTGAGCAAGGAGAGATCCTGAGTGCTTCCACTGTTGTAGATCGTGGAGATGTTGGCGCTCTGATCGGAGCCCCAGACGGCGATCTGGTTGATCTTGGCATCCTTCATGTAGTTACCTGAAGCAAATCTACCGACTCGATAGTTATCAGCATCTATTCCACTGGAGTATCCGTAGTTACTATGCGTGTTCGATGTGGTCTGGACCACCCCGTCTATATAGATGTTGAACCTAGAGTAGTAATTGGATAGACTGCCAGAGCTTGCTCCAGTAGTTCCCCCGTCATACGTTACCATTATGTGATGCCATGTAGTCGGGTCAATAGATCCGTCTGGCGTTGTCATTTGTAAGTGGTTAGCGTTAGAGCCATACCTGAGCCTAAGTCGCTTCTGTCCATTGAGGTTAGTCTGCCGAAACTCGATATGCCCACCGTTTGCCGTGTCATTATCCCCAAAATAGAAAATGGTTTGGCCGGAGCTGGATGTCGCCCCCTTATACCACAAGCTGACCGACCAAGCGTCACCACCGCCAGCGCCGTTTGACGCTCGACCTAAGATGCCGTCCAGTAACGCAGCGTTAGCGCCAAGATAGGAGCTATCACCATCCTCGAATAAAAGTGATTTCGTATTAGTGTAGGTCAACTCCTGCACGTTGAGCGTCACTTGGAAAGTCACCACACCTCCGAGGGCGTTGGCTGCTTTGCAGTTAATCAGGATGGTGTCTGCTGCTGAGTCAGTCCAAGCGGGAGCAGTTCCAGAGAGGACCCCGGTGCTCTGATTCAACGATACCCAGCTAGGCGCGTCAACCTCACCCCACTGATTCACGATGTAGTCAGTGGATACAATTTGAGCGTTAAGGGACTCGCCCTCTGTGACATCGAAGGATTGATTGCTCACATTGGGAGCTAGAAGCTGCGATCCGTTGACCATGTTGGTAGCGTCAATCGTTACAGTGGATGAGTCGCTCATGGTTAGCTCTAGGTCACTGCCTGATAGAGATCCGCTTTGCACGAACTTGTTCTCGTCCACACCCAGAGATGTGACATCCACGACATAAGACGTTGAGTCTTGAAGCGTGAGCGTGAGGTTGTTTCCAGCGAGGGCAAATCCCGTGACAGGATTACCCTGAGACGAGAAGCTGTATCCATTGGTGAAGAGGTTATTTAACTCAGTAACCGCTTGGTTCAATACCGAGTTGACAGGGTTGCCGTCAATCGTCGCCCCCGTTACCGGCAGATTCTCCACAAGGATCTTCTGTCCATCTTTCAGCTTGATCTTGATTTTGTCACCATTGGCAACAGCCTCGATGGTATTGATGCCATAAGCGACCAGAGCACTCTCCGATCCTAGCGAGAGATCGCGCAGGAATACCGAGGAACCAGTGGTGTCAACTCCGAAGTCCATCGCCTGATACTTCTGATAAGGGCTAATTAGTTCGAGATCCTTATCCTCGAATAGTCTATTGTGGACGATTGCCTGATATCGAGGGATTCCCGTGGTGGGATCATTGGTATCACCAACGCGAACCTGGAACACGCCCATGTCAGAGTCATCAGTCCGGCTCACCTTGCGGATCTCCGCGAAGATGGTGGTTCCAGCATGAATCTCAACAGGGTGATCGAAATACCATTCAACGGTGCTGTCTGCTGCAAGTAGGCCAGTCTGAGGGAGTGTCTGCTTGTAGACTGGGCGACCACCGACAAAGAGGCGATACTCCAACTTAACGTTATCGAGGTTGATCTCCTCGGCCGCCACCGTAGTAATTCCGAGACCAGCGATGGAGACACCGAAGTAATTGTCCCCACTGTAACCGATGGATGATGCTGGGACTGGATTACCGCCCAGCGTAGTGCTGAACATGTCAGTGTAGACACGACCACTGGGGGGAATGTAGCCATCCACACCCTGGTTCTCTGTGAGGCTCTGATCCTTCAGGCCGCCCCACATTGGGTAGAAGTTCGTGTTGTTGCCAAGGTTGGTAAAGAAGATATTCTCAGCACCCGATGACATCTTGTGCTGCTCACCCAAGAATAAGGAGTTCAGGGTTGTCTCGATGGCGCGATCAGCGATCAACTTCTCGTTTACAGCATCATAGGACAGGTGAGATAATACCTCAGCCTGATCCGTTGTGAGTGTTGAGTTGAACGCGCTGCTATTGACGCTCACCCATTGACCGGAGTCTCCATCAGTGTAGTAGGCATAAAGCTGACCGATGACGGTATCGAACCACATATCACCCTCATCCGGGGATACAGGAGCAACCTCAGCCACAGTGATCGGTTCCGCCTTGGTATCTAGAGCGGCCTGTGTATCGTCCGAGATTGGCTTGTCGAGGTCGCTAGTGTTGTTTACGTGTCCGAGGCCAATATCAGTCTTGGTCTCAACGTGAGGGCTCTGAGCGTGATCATAGGCGAACTTACCACGATCACCCCGGTAGGCAGTGTCACCTTCCTCTCCGAGCGTCAGACCGTAGTCTACACCACTGGAGACCTTGGTTGCAACACCTTCGTTGGAGACGATGTAGAGATCAGCACCTGTGCCGTTCTTTACGAAATAGATAGCATCCTCCTCAAGTGAAGGGGGAAGGGCGAGAACTTTGTGAATCTTCATATTACCATTCGTCAGAGCCTTGAGACCATCCCTCGAGACCATCGTCTGGAGCAGGGATAGAGGTGCAGGTATTCAGGCTAAGATACTGTCCTCTTCTAAATTGAGTTGATTGACCTACCTTGGTGATAGGTGATCTGGCGAGCAGGCGCTCCATAGGGCTGTTCTCACCACTGCCCACCTCCATAGCGTCAACAGTGCGAGCATCCTCTAAGCGTCTGCGGTAGAGTCTCTCCAGGTCCTCAGCTGAGATACCATCTGTGGTGATCTGCCGGGCCACCTTCATGGCGATCTTAACTGATACAACGTCTGCAAGCAGGGTATCCCACTGCGATACGTCATCCTCCCACTTTACGTAGCGGAGGTAGATCTCGCCGAGATCCGAAAGTAATTGGCGACCATTCAGGTCAAAGAACTCAGCCTTCTCTGACCACGGCTCACCGTTGATGTCGAGGATGCGAAGGCAGTCTGATGGGAGCTGGAAGGCTCCACTGTAACCGAAGTTACCATTCTGGAGCGGGTCACCAGCGAGCTTGCTGAGTTGAGCGCGTCCAATGCAGCAGGACCATCGGTGTGTCCGAATAACCTCTCGCGCTGCCTGATCGAAGATCCCCTTGATTGCGCGTGCCTTGGTGTCGTCATCGTTTAAGTTGACGATGGAGCCAGCCGACAGGTAAGAGAGGGCGTTGTTTGCGATTTGTGTTCTGGTCTGCATATCTTTTATTAGAAAAAAGGGGGACGGAAGCCTAGACTACCGTCCCCCCTGGTTATCCCAACGAGGAATGATTCTATCGAACGTAGTAGGCGATGCTCACGCGCTGAGTTCCAGCGGAGGGCGATCCACCAGCAACGGTGACCTTGAGGTCAGCTTCAGCAGCAACCTTGACGAGCTCATGGCCGTCAGTGTCGAAGAAGCGTGTTCCGGCGGAGGCGATGCTCACACCGTTTCCGTATGCGCTCTCGTCAGCAGTAGTCCCGATTTCAAGAGTGACACCAGACTGAGCGTCTCCAATGACCGAGCTTTTGGCAGGGTCTACGAGAGCACCAGCAGGGAGGTTGCTGAGGAGGGTGACAACATCGCCAGAAGACTCGTCACCAACAAAGGTGATGGAGTCATTCAGGAAACGGATGCGGCCAGCAGCTTCGATGCCGTCAGCGGGATTCCCGTGATTGGCATAGTCAGCTTCGAGTTTTGATTGTGTAACAGGCATTGTAGTATTTCTATATTAGTTGTTAGCAATTTGAGGATTATCCGATGCAAGGCACTTTCCAAACACCCTTGTCCCAGATGCGGCTGAAGCCCCAGTCCCAGTAGAATACAGACTGAACGCTGTGATTCTTGGTGGGAAGACGGTCCAACTCGTGAACAGGCATTTCATTGTAACCGAACTTAACGGAACCTTTGTGGAAGGCAACGCAGGTCTTAACACCGGCAGCTTCAGGAAGGTTGGTGTCATCGACAGACATGGTGAAGCCCATACAATCAGTCAGGATACCGGAGGCAACCTGCTCGAGTTGAGCGGAAGCTTGGTCGCGATTGCGGATCTTCTCGTCCTGAAGGAGTTGGAGAACCTGGTCGGAGCTGAGGATCAATCCAAACGGAGAAGGATTGTTGGTGCTTCCATCCTGTGACATGACATCAAGCTTGGAGAGCTCAGTGCGGAGCTTCATGAGCTTGTCGTAGGACATGCCCTTGTCAGCACCAGCGGCTCCAGAGGCGAAGTCGTAGTTTACAGGGATTGTGTAGGTGGAGTCGAAAGCGGGGTAGCTCACAACGCCATTAGCAGCGACTTCGATAGCGTTACCGAGGAGACCGCCATTCTTACCAGCCTCACCGACAATGATCTTGTCCATGTGGCGAGCAGCTTCAGCCTTCTGGTTAGCAATAGAGACGGGGATCTGACTCTCACCAGTGCCGAACTTCTTCTCAGTAACCCGGTCAAAGATGAGGGGTGACTTGTAGGGAGAAGTGGTCACGCGGCGCTTCCCGAAGGTAGCAACGTCTGGAGAGGTCTCACCGTAGAGATCGGTGATTGCGCTGATGGAATCAGTCTTGTTAGCGAGTGGGAATTCACGATACTCACCATTGACGGCGACTTGATCGCAAAGTCCAATCGAACGACTGCGGACTTGTTGGAATTCGACATCGTAGCGATCTTCGAATTCTGGACGGTAGGACTCCACTGCTGGGAGTGACAGGTTATTAGCCATTGTATTTGTTTTCTGTTTTGTTTGTTTGATAGAGCGAAAGACGCTCGTCTTGGAGTTGAGGATCTGTCTCCTCTGTCTTTCGGGGCTCTTCTCAAGAAGGTGGCAGGAAACTGGGCTTCTATGCGAACAGGTGGCCGATGGGATTACTATTAAAGCAGAGATCACAATCTGCCCACCATTTACGTCATCCACACCGACAACAGACCCCCGCACCTGTTAAGATGCGAGGGCCTGCGCTATGAACAGGGAGGTGAACGACTCCTCCCAACCAACAAAATCTATTGACCGTATGCTTTAAGCTGATCAGCGATTGACTTGTACTCCTGGTGATCGGCATCACTCTGCCATCCACCGGAGCTGGACATGATGAGTTCACGCTTGCGTTCTTGCAGCCCCTTCACATCGGTAGGCATTGCTCGACCATTGGGAAGAGAGGCAGGCATTGTGCGCTCCATGGATTGCTTCATGACTCGCAGGAAGGCAGGATCATTCATCATGGCGGCGTGTAGAGGATTCTCAGTCACGATCTCACCAGTCTCAGACTTAGCGTAGTCGAATCCAGCAGCCTTACCCTTGTCCGACAGCAGGAACTCGCCCAACTGATCATCGAACTTGGACTTGAGTTCCTCTCCGCCTAACTCAGCAGTGAGCAGCTTGTGAGTCTCCTCGCGAGTCTTATTGAAGTCAGCCGTAGCAGTCTCCTGGTGCGATGTGACCATGCCTTCCATTAGCTGAGTGTGTGCAGCGAATAGCTCCTGCATAGCCTCAGGCGTGTTCACGGGGTGCTTGGTTGCCCATTCTGATACCATAGAGGCCAAATTATCGTCGATCTCAGCGCCCTCAGGCAGATCAGCCGGGATCAGAGCTTTCTTGTAAGCCTCCGCGGACGGTAGAGCGCCCAATCCCTCACGGTATGCAGCGAGATCCTCTGGTGTTGCGCCCTCGCCAGGCTTGACCACAGCATTATCTACAGACTCCTGACGTTGTGAGAGACCAGCACGGGCCTCCTTGCCGTTCTTGAGCGCATCGAAGAACGATTGGTCGTTACGTGTAGCGAATCCACTGAGATCCTCATGGCCGAGCTCCTTGAATGACTCACCCGCATTGCTGCGCAGTGTGCCATCTGGATGGTAGACCTTGGCGATTGGTGAATCTGCCCAGCTTTCGGATGATGCTCCACCCTCGGGAGCCTGACTTTCTGCGACTGGTGCAGCCGCTTGTGTTTCTTCTGACATTTATTCGTTGGTTATTTGTTGAGCTTCCAGAGTCTGGCGAGTTCGGGATGGTTATCGATGAGATACTCCTTGCGACCTGGTGTTTGATTACCAAGCATGGGATCAGCAGCAGGAACAACGTCCCAGTCTACTGCAGCCATGAGTTCCTTCTCGGGATTCGGGATCAGATGAGCCACCTGAGTGCCTGTTGCGAGCTTCTCGACAGCGCCCTTGAGACGGTCAACCTGCTCAAGTAAGCCTCGATTCTCCTCTTTAAGGTGCTCCACTTGCAACAGAGCAGCGTCCAGTGGACTCTCCTCCTGCTGTGGGGCCTCCTCGACAGGTGCAACGTAGTCTTCACCGGCTGCTGCTGCCTTGAGTTCCTCGATGTTCTTGTAATAGACAGGAGCGGTAGGGATAACCTTACCGTCCTCGATGTTCGCGACGAGCTTGCCGTCCTTCACGCGGATGATCTCCGCGCCTTCTTTTCTGTATTCCATGGTTTTGTTGGTTTATTTGTTGGGAGTTTCAATCCCGGTATCATTGCGGATAGACCGCATGAGAGCTAGTATACGTCCTGCACCTGCCCGTTCCTCTGGCGGCAGGTCTGGATTGGTGATGATGTCATCGATGATTGAATCGATAAGGATCTCACCGCCCTCGGACAGTAAGATCTGTTGAATCTTGGATCGCTTGGTAGCATCAAGACGGTAGGTGATTGCGTTCGGACTGATCATTATGAGAGTGCGCCTAGCATAGCCTCAGGGTCTTGGACGGAAGAGAGATCCTTGGCCACACCGCCTGCGGTCTGAGCCATCTCTGCCATCTGAGCCTGTTGAGCTGCTTGCTGTTGAGCTTCCTGCTGTTCCTGATACTCGTCCTCGCTGAGGAGATCGTCCTCGTCCTGACCGAGATCACGCCAGATACGTGTCTGGATCTTCTTAATGTCGTGGACATTGGCACGGCCATCAGCAGCAGCCAGGTTGACGATTGCATCCATCATGCCCATGGCCTCGACGGCTTTGGAGCGCTTGTGGTTGCTTGTGAAGGTGTTGTCGAAAGCAAACTGCGGCATGCGTGGCTTCCCTGTGACCTCATTGTAGGCTTCATCTGGTAGCTCAATCACTCCACGCTCGACGAGGGAGTTGAATGCCCAGCCAACGATTGGCTTGGTGTGATCCTGCTCGAGTGCTGTGAGTGTGGGATTCGCCTGAGCATTAAGCTCTTCCCGCCTCATGTTGGCCTCGGTAGCAGTCATCTCACCCTGGTTGCGGTTGAACATGTTGAACAGATGCCCGTGGTAAGCCTCATCGATGGAGTCTTGCAGCTTGCTCCAGATATCCATGCCTACCTGATAGTTGCCACCACCAGAGAGCTCATAGACTGGATTCTTACCAGCGGCAGAGGTTTCGGCGTAGTAATTGACCTCAGCAGCACCAAGACCAACACCCTCCTCCTTCATGTAGCTAGGAGCCATGACCGGTGGGACAGCAGCACGCTCACCCATCACCATCATGAATTTCCCGGCGTAGTTGGCCTTGTATGCATCTGGGAGGATCTCATGGGCGGGACAGTAGCCCCAAGGACTTCCATCGACCTCGTAGCGACTGGATACAATCTCGAAGTGATCATTGCCGGAGTCGAGCACGACATGCTTGCTGTCACGCTCAACGACCTTCACGGAGTATGCCATGCCCTTGTTGCCAGCATCGGCCTTCATCTTCCACTTAGGCTGCTTCTCGATGACAACGAGGAAATCGTGTGTGGTGCTACGACGCTGAGGGTCTGCTGCCTCTTGCTGTAGCTTCGTAGAAAGGTTCTCACGCCCCCACATCTCAGCAGCACGGTAGGCAGGCCATTTGTAGCAGGCTCCGAAGGTATCGACCTTCTCAGAATGATCGTGGTCGATGACGTAGTTGAGGGGATCGAAGCGACAGAAGTTCATGACTTCCTCGCCATTGTCATCCTGCTCCCACTTCATTCGCATCGTCCCGGTTCCCAGCTGAGACCGATCAAAGATGGCGCGGTGATTGACTGTGTGGAAGTTGGAAGAGCGTAGGTAATGCATGACAGCCTCTCCTGCTTCACGGTAGACCTTCTCGAGACTGAGGTTCTTGCGATCCTCCCATGCTGGACGCATCACAAGCCAGTCACGGTCGCGAGGATACAGCATCGAAGTGATGCCGTTGGCCTGCATGCGGGACTTAGTTCTCAGTGTCGTATCGTAAATCTCATTGTGTGGCACGTATCCACCAACATTCCCACGGCCATTGTAGTTGCGGGAGTTCATGAGCCAAGCAGTCTCCTGCCATAGATACTCATGAGGGAGGCGTAGTGCCTCCAACTGCGTGAATCGCTCGACCGTATCCTTGCCTGTCATGCTAACCTAAAGTGGTATTGGTGGCTGCTGCTCCGGCTTGGATGGTGTCCTGATAACCGAAGCGGCCACGCATCCTCTTCTTCTGATCCTCTTGCTCCCGCTTGATCGAGAGCGAGGACTGTTGTGCTGGTGCAGCTACCGGTGCAGCTTTTGGAGTCTTTGGCATTCCCATGTCTTTGCTAATAATGGATGATTGATAATCTCACAACGCTATAGGTTGCCGACACCGATAGTCCTCTGTTTACCCGGCCCAGTGGACTCGAACGTCCTTAGCTCGGGCAGCATCTTGTTCTGGATTGCCTCAGAGATATATCCGAATGCATCAGCCGGGTGTGACGACCAGTCATGAGCTATTTTGTTCTCGATGTAGCCTCCTAGACGGCTCTCCTTGCGATGGTATGCACTAAGAGCTTCGATTAAACCACCCTCACCGGCTAAAGACTCATGAAACCAGAGCTGATTGAACATATCTGTCATCATGCGGATGCGCTTCTCGTCTGCACCATGAGGGCCGCGTGGTAGAGTCTTCACGTTCATGAGCCCTGATTCCAACAGCTTGTCGGCAAAGGACATATTGTCCGCATGCTTGTTGTCTCCATCATGTGGAAGGAAGTGATACCCGTAGTTGTAGCCCTTGGCTATCATATGAGCTACGCGCTCGCCGGTCTTGAGATCCAGACCAGAGTCGCAGTCGATTATACGATAAGTCAGACCCACACGCTGGAAGTAGATGACGCAAGTATTTGCAGGAGCTCCCAAGTCCCAGGTTGTATGGACCAGTGCAGACTCATCGATGGGGAATGGTCCGATGCGCCCCTCGTTCTCAGCCCTAGCCATGTCGGCAGCGTAGATTGCGCCAGGTCTACCAATGGAGAAGTCGCACTCGTATTCCTGTCTGAAGTCAGAATCGGACACGGTATAGTCATCCTGGATGCTTTTAAGCTCCTCAGCAGGCAATATTCCACTCTCGCTTGCACGGATGACCGCGCTGTGCCAATCCTCAGCAGCCTCAGCCTGCAAATGGCGCTTGTAGAAAGCATTCTTCCCCTTGGGTGTGCCGATAAACCATGCGAACCCCTGATAATCGGAGAGACACGGACGGATTACCTGCGACCACGCAGCGGGAACGATGTCGGCTGGCTCATCCATGATCACACCGTCGAGGTAGATTCCCCGCATCCGATCATAGTTATCACCAGAGTAGAGCCTGATGGTTGCGCGATTTGGCAGAGTGACAGTCAAGTCGGACTCGTTGATCTTCACCTGAGGGACTTTACCTAGGAAATCTTTGAGGTATGCCCATGCGATGTCCTTGGCTTGATCCCTTGTGGGTGCAACGTACGCGAAACGAGGGGGAGGGCCGGGTCTCTTGAGTTCGAATGCTACCTTGATGAGCTTCTGAAGGACCGCGAACGTCTTACCGGCACGACGATGAGCGACGATGCAAGCCCATCTCTTGTTACTGTGGAGGAATGGTTTGAATGCCGCCCTCGGATTTAGCTCTAGAGTGACGTTCATTCCCCGATCTTAATCGTGATATCGGCTTCCACCTCGATCTTCTCAGCAGCGTGATCACCTGTCATCCTGTTCTCCTCTGCAATGGCAGCTAGGGCGACTCTGGGATCATCCAGCTTGGTGTTCTGGTAGATCTCATAGATGCCTTCCAGCTTGCTCTCACGGGTGAATTTGGACGCTGCCTTGACCTCTCCGCGCAATTCCTCGATATATTCGGCAACCTTGGGGTTTCTTATCAACTTAGAAGCGCCAGCTTCGGCTGAGTTCCCCGTGGAAGTGTAGCCAGCTTCCTGGTAGGCGCGGCTGGCTGGGCGACCTTGGACTACGAGCTCGGCGAATTTGCGTTGACGGTCATTCATGATGCTTAAGAGATGGATTCTTCCGCCACTATCTCCTTGAATTTCTTGCTCAACAAGAATTTTCGGGCCGCACGTCGAGCGAGTCTGGCTGTTCGAGCCTTGGACATAATGTGATTGGTGGGCAGTGGTCCTCCCCGTTCCTCGATCATCTCTTTCCAATCCTCAACTGCTTGAGCGATTGTATTGCGGAAAGGGCCATGGATGTCCTTGCCCTGTCGTTCTGTTGTCACCTTGCGAAAGATCTTCGCAAAGTAAAACCCGTCTTGTTCGTAAATGCCCTCTGGGAGGCCTCGGTTATTGGTCATTGGTTCTGTTCTTTAGTCGTTTTAGGATTCGTTCATATGCTGGGAAAAAGATCTCGTCGATGCAGCGGACGCATGATTCCTCCTGAAATGAGTCGAGGAAGGAGATCCCAGACAGGTGGAAGGCTGCGTGGAGCATCTCATGCCGTAGGGTGGGCAAGTATTCCTGCTCTGGGAGATTCTCAGCGAGTTGAATGGTTCGTTTGTCATGTGAATACTGCCCGTAGCAGTCATCGAGTTCTGTTCGTTGTATTTTAATTCTATGGCCAGCGATCATGACTGAGTTGATTGCTGTCATGCTGTTAAGCTAGCATTATTATCACCCCCTCACAACAGTAAACCCGACCAAGTTAATCAACTCAGTCGGGTTTTTATTCACTATCATCTTACTGACTCAGCAATCTCCATGCGAGTTCGGCCACTTGTGGAACCTGGCCGTTTCCAATGGATTTAAGTCTGTCCACCCTATGGGCCACCCCATGAGCCACTCGACCCACGTTGGGTTCAGTGTGCCAATAGCCCATTCCTCCTTGGTCTTGCCCCTCACTTCCTCGCAGTTGCCCAGCATCCGCTGCATCTTGCCGCTTGGTGTTCCTGCTGCATCCTCGTTCGCGGATGGAGTTGGCCACATATGCCGCGCCTTCACCTGCTGGCTTAGTCCAATCTGCGCCATCCGGCCTGTCTCCTTGTCGTAGTGGCGGCAGTTGCTCCCCACGGCCTCCCCCGTCTTGGTTTCCAGCCTTTCGATACTGATGCCGGGTTCCTGTGCTGCGGGAGTTCGCCACAATCCAGATCCTGTCCCGCTTGTGAGGGGCGGCAACGTCATGCGCTCCCAACACACCCCATTTTGCATCATACCCCATTTTGGCAAGATCACCGAGGACTCGGGCAAGTCCTCGTCCCACAAGCATTGGTGAGTTCTCCACGAAGACATGTTTCGGTCGAACTTCACCGATGATTCTCGCCATGTGTCCCCACATACTGGATCTCTCTCCATCGATTCCTGCACCTTTTCCTGCGCAAGAGATGTCCTGACAGGGAAAGCCTCCAGAAATGACGTCAACACGGCCTCGCCAAGGTTTTCCGTCAAAGGTTTGAACGTCATCCCAGATCGGGAAAGCTGGGAGGGTTCCTTCGTTTTGACGGGCAACCAAGACTGAGGCTGGGTAGGGTTCCCATTCGACAGCGCACACTGTGCGCCATCCAAGGAGATGCCCTCCGAGTATTCCTCCACCAGCGCCTGCGAATAAAGCCAACTCATTCATCTATTCTATGCGTGTTCGTAGAATCGGCTGACGAGTCCCTTGGTTGCGTGATACTCGTAGCCGGTAGCTGCGCGGATGGATCCCAGGTATCCCTTCTCAGCATGCCATGCGTCAGTAGAGCAGAGCGCCGGTAGGTATTCTACGAGCAGTCCACGTTGCTCTTCCCAGCCATTAGCGGTCTGAGTGATCACTCTGGTGGGCGTGTTCTTCTTCTTGTGATGCACATGGCCCATCTTCAGGTGACGATGCTTGGTTACACCCCACTGTGGAGCGAACTCAGCGGCGATGACAGATTGCCACTGGTTGGCGGCCACACCATCGCCATGGCTCCAGACCAAGAGATTGTCCCCATGAACGAGGTGTTTCCTATCGCTAGCCTGCATCACGACATTGACGTTTGGGCAGTTGAAATAGAATGCTTTCAGGACTCTGGCGAGCCACACGCAGGAATGCCAATCGTGATTTCCCTCCACGATGACGATATCCACTTGCTTTGATACTGTGCAGGCGACTTGCACAACCTCGGTGCAGGCGGCGACAGCGGAGTCGATCACTCTGGAGTAGCGGCTATCAACATCGAGGACGTTGCCCGACTTCTCTGTTTGATTACTGCGATTGTCCGAATGCAGGATGTCCCCGCCAAAGGTCACAACCATGCGTCCCGGCTTTCGGAAGCGATCTGCGAGCCTCTCGGCCGTGGCCACCATGCGCTCAGTGATAATCTTGGTATTGGAGTCGGCCACATTGGTCTCCTCCTTGGTGGCATACATCCCCACATGGGCATCATAGATCGCGATCTCCCCAAGCAGCAGATCGTTATCGGTCTTGGTGGCCTTCTTCTTCTTGACACGGGCCTTGCCTTGGACGCGCTCACAGAGGGAGTCAACGAATGCTTCCATGTCGGATGCTTGCGGGATCAAGCGTCTCCATTCCTGAATGGGCTCTCCCTCGGCATTGTATTGCACCGTGGTTTTGTGCAAACTCATCGTAGGGCTGATGGCTGCTGGCGTAAGCCATGGTGTGTTGCCAGCCTCCTCGGCCTGCTTAATGTGATTAAACACTGTGCGAACGTCCACGCCCAGAGCTTTGGCAA